AACACAGCTTGGAACTTATGAAGTTAGGGTATTTAGTTATAATGCTTTAAAAAAACCTAGCACAAACCCAGCAGAAACAACATTTACAACTATCGGTAAAACAGCTTTACCAGCAGATGTGCAAAATGTACGCATAGAACCATTATCAGATCAATTTGTACGACTACGTTTTGATCAATCAACAGATGTTGATGTTATTCATGGCGGAAACGTAGTAATTCGTAGTTCTAATCTTACAACTGGCTCAACTTTTACCAATTCTGTTGATGTTTTGCCTGCACTCTCTGGAAACGTCAGCGAGTCGATTGTTCCGAATATTGTTAATGGCACATATCACTTAAAGTTTAAAGATGATGGGGGTCGTTTAAGTTCTGGTGATGCCTCTGTCACCATGATACAAACAGTTCCAAACCCATTACCAAAACTCACAGTTTTAACAGATAGAGAGGATTTAGACAGCCCACCATTTCAAGGTACAAAAGTTGATTGTTTTTTCTCAGATGATGTAAATGGTCTTGTTTTAGGTTCTCTTGATTTATTAGATGGAGTTAGTGATTTTGATAGTATCTCTGACTTTGATTTTCTTGGTGCTGTTGATATTACTGGTGGTTCATATAGCTTTGCAAATACCCTTGATCTTGGTGGTAAACAACCCTTAAGGCTAACTAGACATTTTGTGACACAAGGTTTTTATCCAAATGATTTGATTGATAGTAGGTCAGGGAATATTGATACATGGACAGATTTCGATGCTGCCACTGCCTTTGATGTTGGTGCATCTTTGCTTGTGGCTACCACTGATTCTGACCCTGATACATCAACCGCTGGGACATATTCAATATCTGGGACTACAATTACAATCACAAAGTCCTCACATGGATATTCTGCTGGAAGTTTTGTTACTGTTGATTTTACTTCTGGTAATGGCGTTGATGGCGATTATGAAATATCAGCAGTAACCACAAATACAATTACTTTAACTTCTGCAACATCATTGACAACAAGTGGAAACTGTAATTTTAGTGCAGAATTTTCACAATTTAATCCTTTTGTTAATGGTACTTATGTTGCTAGAGGTTTTAAATTTAGATGTGATATGGACTCAGATGACCCAGCACAATCAATAGAAATAGATCAGTTAGGCTACACAGCAGAATTGGAAAGTAGAACAGAAACAAGTCTTACAAATGCAGGAGCATCCGCTGGTGGATTTATAGCGTCTGGTACTTCTACAAAGTCTGTTACATTTACAAATAGTTTTTTCACAGGTCAATCTGGTACTAGCATTGCAGCAAATGCAGTTTTACCATCAATCGGTATAACAATAGAAAATGCACAGGTTGGTGATTTCTTTGCATTGTCAAATATAAGTTCAACTGGATTTGATATTGATGTTAAAGACTCTGGCGGTAATAATGTGAATAGAAATTTTAAATATGCTGCTACTGGTTTTGGTCGAGGCTCTTAAATTATGATAACCTAAAAGAAAAATCTAAGTAAAATGGCTACACATGATTACGTTATTGATAACTCCACTGGTGCCAACGTAAGAGCTGATATAAACCTTGTATTACAGGCGATATTAACAAATAACAGTAGTTCTTCTGCTCCATCTACAACAGCGGCTTATATGTGGTGGGCAGATACTACAAATGGTGTTTTAAAAATAAGAAACTCTAGCAACAATGATTGGGTAGAGCTTTTACAGCTTGATGGTACATTAACTCTTGAAGATGGCTCTGCAAGTACCCCAGCATTAGCTTTTAGAGATGATTTAAACACAGGTATTTTTAGTTCTGCTGCTGATACTTTTAACGTGGCAACTGCTGGTGTTGAAAGAATGGAACTGGGTGCTACAACAATATTTAATGAAGATGGTGCAGATGTAGATTTTAGAATTGAAGGCGATACAGAGGCTAATTTATTTTATGTTGATGCTGGTAATGATCGGATTGGTATAAGCACGTCAAGTCCAGATACATTACTACATTTAGCGGGAGCAGATACAGCAATAATACGTTTAGAAAATAGCGACAACAGTTTAGGTGCTGACCAATTAATAGGTAGTCTTGAATTTGAAAAAACAGACCCATCTGGTGCGGGTGCGGGTGTAGTTGGTGGTGTAAGAATGTATTCTGCTGATTCTGTCGGTGCAAGTACTTATTTGGCATTTTCAACGTCAAGTTCAAGTACTAATAATTCTGAGGTTTGTAGAATAGATTCGTCTGGTCAAGTTGGAATAAATGATACTTCACCTGATGCTGAACTAGCTGTTGCTGCTGTTTCTGGTAATGCACCTCATATTGATATAGGACAAGCTGGTGGAAATAGATTTAAGTTAGGTTATGAAGGTAATAACTGCTTTTTGGGTGCTAGCTCTAGTACTGGTATGTTTATATTTAAAAATAATGTAACTGCTGCTGGTCATCCACAAGCAGATGGAACGGAGTTAGCCCGCATCAAAGGTGATGGCAAAATTGGGGTAGGGACAACTAATCCAGGTGCAACTGCTGACCTTGTAAGAGGTGGAAATGAATGCCTCAGAATGGAAAATACAACTGGTGTCAGATTAAGAATGATGTTTCACGATAGTGCGGATAGAGATGCTGAAATTGAAATGAACACTGGACATCTTCTTTTTAGCCTTGAAGATACTGGTACATTAACTACATATTTCAGAATAAATAATGATAGTAAATTCTTCTTTGGAAACCAAACTGTTTTAGACCCTGCAAATAATAACAGTGTTGGTATTTCTGGCCGAGGTTCTTTAGGCTTTATGTCAATATGTAGGGATTCTGATATTCCTTTCGTTGTTGGACTTAAAGGAAGTGATACTCAATTAATAAGATTTATAGCACAAGGCTCACAAGAGGGAAATATATCTGTATCAGGTTCAACTGTTAGTTACAATGGAGGTCATTTGAGTAGATGGTCACAAATTAAAGGATTATCTACAACTGACAAATCAGCAAGACCTACTATTTATCAAGGAACAGTAATGAGCAACCTTGATGATTTATGTGTTTGGTCTTATCCAGATCAATTCTATACTGAACAAGATAAAGCAGAAGAGCAAATTCCAGAGGGCAAAAATGTAGGTGATTTAAAAAAAGCTGCACATACTGAAGAAAACCAACAGTTAAATATGACAAAAATTTCTGATACTGAAGCGGATAAAGATGTTGCAGGGGTATTTTGGACATGGGATGATACAAATGACGATTATTATACAAACGATTTTTATATTGCAATGACAGGGGATATGGTAATCAGAGTTGCAGCCTCTACAACAGTTGCAAGAGGTGATTTAATGATTTCTGCGGGTGATGGTACAGCAAAACCACAAGCAGATGATATTATCAGAAGTTCAACAATTGCAAAAATTATTTCTACAAATGCAACAGCTACCTATGCCGATGGTAGTAAAGCCTACCCTTGTGTTTTAATGGCTTGTTAATATAATGAGATTACTTAAATTAATTTTATGGCAACACCACAAGAACTTTATGACGAAACAAAAACTCGTCTTGATTTAAATATTGCAAAATTACAGATGTTGCAAAAAGATATACAGGAAAAACAAGCAGAAGCACAACAATTAATGCAACCAATAATGGAAGATCAAGGTGCATTAAAACAGCTTGAAAAACTTAGTGATGTTGTACAGACAGTAGAATCAAAGTAAAATAAAACTAAACACTTATTATCATGGCTGTTACTTGGGATATTGCTGCTTTAGATGCAACAAAAACTGTAGGAAGTTTATCTGACGTTGTTACCACTGTTCACTGGACAGCAAGTGACTCTGAAACTGTGGGAAGTGGCGATTCTGCTGTTGTACATTCTGGCTATAGGTATGGTTCTATAGCACTTGCTGAAGCTGATTCTGCATCATTTACTGCTTATGCAGATATTACAAAAGATAATGCTGTTGCATGGGCTAAAGCTGCAATAGGTACTGATGAGGTAACAGCTATCGAAACATCTATTGCTGCACAGATAACGGAATCAAAAACACCTACTGTGACTTCTGGTGTACCTTGGTAGATAGGATAGACAATCCCACATAAAGTGGTGCTAATGCACAGATTCCGCAGAAAGTTATAATAGTAACAGGCATTAGTGCCTTTATGAAAGCATCTCTAATCATATGTTTAATAAGATTTGTCAAGTAGCTTCATTATTGTCTCTTTTATTATCAGGGTCAATGGCTGCCTTTGGTTTCGTAGCAATCCGCTATATGCAAAGTCCTGAGTTTGAAAGAGATTTAAAAAACAAACTTATGGGTGATCTAAAAGAAAAAATGATGGAAGAAATTCCCTTGCAGATACCTAAAACAACTTACCCTGCAATGCCTCTTTAATGGGAATACCAGATTTAAATATACCTGAGATACAAATACAACCATTATATGATTTTACGAAACCAGTAGACATAATTCCGCTGACAATAAATGTTCCAGCTTGTACATATCAACATAGAGACATAAAAAATACTGGCAATAGAAATTTATTACTTGATGATCCAAATGGTGTTTTTACTGTCTGTGATGCACCATTCCCTAGTTTTAATCCAATGAACTATCAGCCGAATAATCTGATAATGTCAGAGGATACACCGATTATACCTAGTGATCCTGAAATACCTGAACCAAAACCACCAGTAACACAAAAGCCTGTAGAAAAAAAAGAAGAGTTTTTTATAAAATGTCCTGATCCTCAAAAAGATCAAAGAATTGGCGATTTTCGTAACGATAAAAGACTAGAGCGTGTTGTAGGGCATAAATTAAACGAAGATGGAAGCAAGTGCATTACTTTGTATGAGGACACCAGCTTTACGGAACAGTACATTCCTAATGTCCCTGCTGTTACTAATGCTGCTGCTATTGCTGTGGTTGCCGCTAGCACTCCGATTCTTATTAATATTGTAAAACCTCTTGTAAAACAGCTTATTGGTAAATTGACTAAAAAAAAATAAGGTAAAATAAATATTCGTAGATGAGTGTTATTGCTGCTCGTCTACTCTTTAATGATATGTTTATGTGGTAATACTTGATTTGGGGGTACTGTAATAACAATATCTTGGCAAGTTACTGCACTCGGACTACCAGCAACAAAGCTTACCCCAAGTTTTGCTTGCTTCGCACATTGCTCTAATCTAAATAGGCTGATTTCATATTGTGTTTTTTTTATTAAAAGTTTTTGTGCTTCTATATTTACTTTTGCTGCTTCTTTACATAAATCACCACCATTTCCAAGTGGAATATTAAACTGCATACTTATTCCGTAATTTAAGTTGTAGTTATCTTTTTCAAATCGTGGTGTTTCTTGGTAGTATTTGATCTCGCCAGTATCTTCATCATATATTGCTTGTCTAGTTACAGTTTCTATTGGTCTATTAAATGACCAAGCATCTGTTAAATATGGTGTTATGGTAAGACTAGGTGATGTACAAACAATACCTTGACTATAACGGTTCTGTGGGAGGCTAGAAGGCGTTATCATTGTGGCGTTATTGTTAACTACTCCTGTACTCTGACTTTGAGGACTACTGACCGTTGTATTGGCATATAAAGGCTTTATAGGTAAAAGTAATAAAACTATTGACCAAAGGTACTTGTGGTTTCTGAAGTTGTTGAAGTAGTTATGGTTCTTGTTATATTTGTAACTGTGTCCAATCCGGGTGTTATCAGTGTTTCTTGTATTGAAAATGCTGCCCCATCTGTTGCGATTTTCCAGCGTGGAATTGCTTCTAGATTTGGACTTGTCCAACTAAAATTTACTCCTCCAACTGTTTGGGTGCTTTGAGTCGTAGCAGTAGGGTTGATATATCCTGTTTCAGCTTCGATATTATGTCCGCTTGCTGCATATGAGTAACCAGTTCTGTATTGGTATGATGTAATCGTTTCATTTATAACACTTTGACTCGTTGATGAGGTGGTTTGAGACCCCGAACGAAATTGAGGAACCACAGGTGTAGCAAAGGTTCTTAGCGGATATATTAAGATAATTAACAGCCAAAATTTAATCAATGGTTATAGTGACTTTGGTAGACCCTATGCAACTTGTTCCCGATCCACCAGCGGTACAAGTGTGAACACCAGAACTCAATGACGTTAAAGCAAGTGATCCAGCTGTACCACCACTTCCTATTGTGGTCTGTCCACCTAATACTGGTAACGCTGCGATACCCGAACTAGGTGTAACTGTTGAAGGTGTGGCGTCTCCCATAATTACAGATTCTGTTTTGCTAAAAGCTGACCCTGCACTTGTAACTGAGGTATCAGTTTGAATCATTGCTGGCACTCCACTAGTCAGGCTGCCAACATTAATGCCACCTATTTTTCCAGATGTTGTTGTATCTCCTACAGTTACAGATGGTGTAATATTATTTCCACTTAGTGAATATGTGGTACCAACTTTATTTGTAACTACATATGGCATATCTACTGTTATCTGAGCACTTGTAACAAATTCTTGTTTAATGTCTGCAAATGTAGGACTAGAAAATAATAGCAGTAGTGAAAATAGCTTTTTCATTTGACACTAGATTTGTTATTTTTATTCTCTACTATAGTATCTTTTTTTTTCTTTATCTGAAACCCTAGTGACGCAGTAGATGCTGAAAAAATCGAAGCGATGAAAGTTGGATCGAAATCTACAATCTTTTTGCCAGATGGCGGCTCATAGTATGAAAGCGATAAAAGTGTTGCCGACCACAAAAGTACACAGACTTTTACAATAGTTTCAACTTTACTTGGTTCTTGATCTTCCATATAAAAAGGCTATTTGTGGGTATCTCTAAGCATTTGACCACTGCTTAACAAACAGCCTTGTGCCAAATGTAGCATTTCTTGTTATGTTTGGAAAGTAACACATATAAAGTTATGTCAAAATTTCTACTTGGATTGTTTATTAGATTCGGTAAATCTGAATCTTTGCGTAAGGGTGTCCTGATGATGCTTAAAGATGCAGCTGCTAAATCAGACAATGATGTAGATGATGCAATAGTAAAGATGATTGAGGAAAAGTTGTTTCCGGTCAAGTGACCTATGAATACCAGCTTTTTACATCTTCTTTGTCAAGAACCATCTATCGAATTACAGCTTTCAGTTGAACTGCGGTCTAGAGAAATAGAAAACTGTGACGACATTGAAGAAATAAAAAAATATTGTATTGCACTATTAAAAAGCAATACATACAAAGATGAAGTACTGGCAAATTTACTTGGATTTATTGCTGATTTTGAAGCTAGAAAAGTTGCTAAAGAAGTAAGAAAAAAAAAGAAATGGTTTTAGAAACCAAATCTTTTAAAAAAACTAAACCAATTTTTTTTTGATAGTGGTGGCAATCCCATTTGTTTTCTAGACGGTATGCCATTTACACGTTGAAGTAAAATACTTTTTTCTCTCCACTTTTCCATTAATATTCTTTTTTTGTTTAGATCCTGCTCTTTTATCATTTGAGTATGTAAACTTCTTAGTTGTCTGATAAGAAGCTGGTTTTCAAATTCATGTTCAAGAGTCATACTTTAAAATGGCGATTCTTCTACATCAACAGTTTGTTCTGATGGTGGCTTTGCTGGTGCTTCTTTGCGTGGATTGATAGTTCCATATGCACCAAACTCATCTTCATCATAATTGCCAATCTTACCATTACCAGAAAGGTAAAAACCTTTAACTTTTTTTCTTTGATCATCCCTTAGATCATAAACTGTACCATCTTTATGTTTTTCAGCATTGTCAGCCAAATTCATAATATGGTCTAAAAGATCGGGCACAGACTCAATAGGTATAAAGAGATTACATCTTTTTGGGAATCTATCTTTAGAGTCGAAAGGGTTGTCTCCCACATTGAATGAAAGTGGTAGTGGGAGTGCGGGTTCAAATTTTTGAGAGTATGGCATTTTAAAAGGCTTTGATAGGTGTAATATTCTCTGATTCTTCCCAAGCTAAAACCTGATGAAGATCATAACGGACTACTGGTTGTCCATAAGGTACAGCAGTTCTAGATAGCTGATACCATTTAGGACCAATTTCTTTACCCTTTCGGGTTTGTTTTCTCCAATCAACAATAGTTGCTGGCTTAAGTCCATAGCGGGATGCAAGTTGTTGAGTAGACAAAAACTGTGCGGAGTTAGACATTTTCTAGTTGTTTTTGTTTGTTTGTTAGTTCTATTTTAAGGTTTTCATATTCTGTTTCAGTAATCACTTTTTCTAAGAATCTAGTTTCTATATTTTTTCTATGTTGTACCAGCATTTCTTTAGTCTTAGCATTTGCTATCGCTTGTCTGGCTAAAACGTAAGTTGGCTGTTTTCTTTGGCTGACAGTTTTTTTTGCTGTCATTACTTGTGTTGCTTCTTCCTTTTCTTCTTTTTTCCAAAGTTCGTGACCTAGACCAAAGTGAAAAGCTGCTGCTGCACATAAACATCTACGATGAGAATCAGTTAAGTTTCTAGCCGTTATACTTTCGAATGCCATAGGATTCATTCGTTTGTCCATTATTGGAAATGGAAAGTCGCTAGTCTTTATACCTTCAGGAGATGTGAAATAACCTATAAGATAACCAGTGCCATCTGGTGCTTTATGAACATAGTTATGCTCTTCGGTATTCGTAGGAAGTAAATGAAACTCCCATCCATTTGCATGTTCATGTAAAGAACTGGCGATAGATGCCCAGCAAGCATATTTGGCAACAAAACTGCCAGAGCCTTTTTCGTAGACATCTTGATCTTCTAAGAGATCAGCAAGATTGGGTTTGTCAACCATGGTTGGTTTTTGTGCGGGAAAGTGTGAGTTTGTCATGATGCTTTGACTAATTCAATTATGTTGGGGTTTACTTGTTTTGGCGATATTATTTGCAGCATTGATTTAGGCTGTTTGATAGGAGACATAAACTTCACTCTTGGAGTCCTTGTAACGTATTCGTTGAAACACTTGATGAAGTTATTTAGTAACCATTGCTGTGGACTTGTAGTACCTTTCCTACGGAATAAAGGGTTTGATAACTGATTCCTAAAAGATAAAACTACATTATCTGATGCAAGATTTGCACCATAACAAACAGCATCCCAATATTCTAAGATATGGGTATTAGACCAACCTTTATCTCTTGCTAGTAATGATATTACTATTGCAAAAGAAAGAGAAAAACATTTAAATGCTTTTTGCCTTACAGCTAGTTCTGGCACAATGACATCTAGATATTCTTTGTGTTTGTAATATAGATTTACAATTTCTACATGACTAACGTTTGTATATCCAGTCCATCTAAGGGTAGGGCAAGTGTAATAGAGCTGATAGTGTTTCATTGCTGTAGCAATTATTTTAGATCTTTGAACATCCAAAACTTCTAAAGCATCACCAGCACTTCTTGCAGAACCAGTATCTACTACGTTGAATATCGCAGGATCAAGATTAAAACCAACCATGACTTCTACAGCCTTATTGGCTTTGACAATAGCTGCAAGTCTATGTTGGCCATCAAGAACATTACCAGTAGCATCTAAAGCGATACCCTGATTGGTTACTTTCCAGTTATCCGTTAGGATGGCTTTTGTTAGCTTCATCAAATTTAATTTTTTGATGTTGCGGTTTTTAGTTTTGTTATTTAATAGAATGTCTTGTGCCTTCTCAGGGGTCATCTTGACAATCTCGAAGTATGGAGTGAGTGCCATAATGCGGGGAGTTAGTTTCTATAAAATGCCCAGTTGGGTAATGTGAGAGTTTCAACACCTTTTATCAGATCGTTGTAACCCGACCAGATACCAGTTGTCTCAGCTTTCATAATGCGGATCAAAGATTCATTTTGTAGTTCTAAACCTAGATCCAATGATTTTTTATCGAGTTCATATACACCAATATTGAATGGGTAAACTTTCTCGACAGCTACAAACACAAAGCGGGATGCATTTGTACCTTGGAGGTAGTGTGCAGCTTGCACATGATAAAGAAATGAAGCTATCGTTCTTCCAAACTGATCAGGATGCGAACCACCTTCACCAGTTGTTTTTAGATCAATAACTGTATCTTCATCTTCTGTAACCCAATCGCATCTACATTTGAGATCAAGATTGGATTCAGCATGTTTCCAGAAATAAGAGTGCTCTGCAAATCCACCGAAAAACAATTCTTTGCATAGTGGATTTTTATTTACTGCTAAAGATATGTCTAGAGCGGTGTTATGCTCTTCTTCTGTGATAGGCTCTTGGCCTCTCTCTTTAGCTAGTTGCAGCTCTTCCTTGCCCTTCTTTGTCCTACGATCATTTACTAATACATATCTATCAGCAAATGCTTCTGGTTCAAGAACAATGGCATGAAACAATTTCCCTAGACGAAGTGGTGTAGTTTCTTTTCTTGGTCTTGTATCAGGGTTGTGTTTGTAATCCCACAACGTATAGGGGTTGTTTTTTATCTCGAGTTTTATATCAGATGCACTATAGGCTTTATCTGATCTGTAAATATCCTCATCTATGAGACAATGTGAGACAGCATTATCTAGAGGTTGTGATGGTGTAATAGAGGTTGACATAAGCTGCAATAACTAAAAGCAATAAGCAAAAAGAATTAAATTTCATTTGAAAAGCTGTTGGCAAGCCAGTTCTACACCAGCTCTACAATCTGCTTTTGTCATATCGTGCAATGTAGACGATAGGGCAAGATAAAATAGTCCAAAAAATGTAAGACCTAAAAAGAAATTAGCCATTCTTCTTTGCCTCCTTTTTATTTTTTTCTTCTAGCTCATTAAAAGTTTTTGTTAAAACCTTTTCAGCTTTTTGGTAAGCATTCATGAATTTTTTAGCGTTATTGCTAT